ATTAACATCTAAATCGCCACCTAATTGTGGAGTTGTATCTGAAACTATATCGAATGAAACTGAACTATCTAACCAATTAACTGTGTTAGCTGTGTGGTCTAAAGTTGCAAGAGATATATCATCTGCCCCGTCATAATATTTTAGAGTTGGAGTAGTTGCTGAAGTTGTGTCTAGCCAAATCGTACCAGCGACAGCACCACTTGGTCTTGATGTACCTGAGTTAGATGTATTTATAGCCTCAAGAACATTGTTTAAATCAGTTCTAAAAGCTGGGAATGATTGGTTCGCTATATCGTAATCGTGTTGTGCCATGATGTGTTTATACTCCTTTTAAAACCCTTTTGCAATAAAATCAAATGTTTTAGATATTGCTGTATCACTTGAATTTTTAAATGTTACATCAAATCCATTAATAGTTTTATTTTCTACCAAGAAATAATCTCCTGTTGACATTCCTTGTCCTGTAATTCCAACTGCATAATTAACAGTTTTATATGGATTTGTAAATGTTACAGTTTTAGTTCCAGCACCAGAAACTATATCGTTTCCACTAAATATTCTATCAGGCATATCAATCGTTACTGTTACTGCTGAAACTCTAGGTGTAGAAGCACCATCTCTTGAAATTAATACTACTCTAAATTTAAAATATCTTGCTGTGTAATCTCCAATTACAAAATTTTGGAAAGCTGTATAAGTTACATTATCATCACTTGTTGCAACTTCTATATGTGCATTTGCATTAGCTGGTGTATCTCCGTCAAAGTTAGAAGAAGCAGAATCAAATAATCCTGATCTGTTATCAAATAAGTCATCTGGGTTATCTGATGTTTGAGTTAATGATGCTGTAATTCTAGCTGTATGTTTAGCACCTATATCAATTACATCTGCGAATAGATAATTACCACTTGCAAAGAAGTCAGCATTAGCAACACCAGAATCAAAGAATCTAGTTGTTTCATCATCAAAATTTCCTTGTGCTGAATCAAATAATTCAGAAGAATCTAATTCAATAGCATCATCTGTAATAACTGTATTTGTTAAAGTTCCTAAAAAGTCAGGGTGTTCAGATTGAGTAGCTATTGCGTTAAAATTAGCAACTCCTGTTACATTAGAAATAATTGCTGTAGCATTTGAACTAAAGTTACCTAGCTTATCAACAGCTTTTAAAAGATAAGTTCCAGCCCTAGCTGGTACGGAAATTGATGTGGCTGGACGAGATACTTTTTCAACTAATGCAACTGAGTTCTGCCAATCAGCAGTTCCATCTGTTTCTTCACTAAATCTTAAATTATAATATGCTAAATCTAAATCTGGTATTTGTGTCCATGATAAGTGAGCCTCTTGTCCTACAATATTACAAGCAAAATCTTCTACATCACTAGGTGGTTCAATAGCACCAACGATTGTTCTTTGTGCAGATACATAAGTTGATGAAACTCCTAAACTATTTACAGCTTTAACTCTTACATCATAAGTTTCTTGGTCAATTACATTTAAAACTCTGTGATTTAATCCTGAACCTTGTGCATAAATAATAAAATCTGAATCTGTACTCCTTTTGTACTCTACTTGGTAATAATCAATAAAGCTATCTGGAGAAGCACCTATTGATACATCTAAAGCTACAATTACAGTTCCATCATTATATTCAATTAAGGTATCATCTAAAGTAACACTTGCTGGTGGTTGGATAGTAAATGGATTAGGTAAATTAGTTGATGGTATTGCTGTTGCTTGTGTTTTAGTAGCCCAAGTATAATGACTAGCCTGATATTCAACAAGTGATAAACCTATTGTAAAATCTTCATTAAATGTAATACCCATAACTCTAAATGGTTTAGCAGAAAAACCTAACGAACTATGTGTAATATTTACAATATCAGCAATAGCCAAATCATAAGCATCAAAGCTAACATTTAATCCTAAAGTTAATGCTTCTCTTGATCTTCTTAAAATAACTTCTGCCATTTCTTCTGCTTGATACTGTGATGTAATAGTTTTAAAATTAAATCTACCCTCTAATAAAAATCCACCATCAGCAGTTTTCATAGTTGCGTGTTGATCTGCACTTGGTAATCCTGAATCATCTAATGGTGGAAATTGTACTTCATCAACTTGATAGTTACGATCTGGGTTCACAAATCCAACTATCACTCTATTATATCTTTCATTCTTAGTTGGAATAGATAAATTATATCCACCTATAATATCATCTTCTGTTAGTGTAATAGATGCACTTCCTGTTGTTTCTATAATTAAACTGTACTTTCCTTGTGTATATGGAAGATAACCTCTACAACCTTTTAAAAGTTCTCTAACATTATCTATAATTTTCTGTGATGTATCTAGTGCAGTATTGGTATCAAATATATTTATATCACTACCACCAGAATATGGTGTTACTTGTGTTACGCAAACTTGTGAAGCATCATAAAAAGATTGTAAATCTATTTCACTTATTGTTATTCCTTTTCCATATCTTTCATTAGTTAAATAATCCAATAAACACCAAGCTGGATTAGTTTGATAACTAGCAGATTGCTCAACTAAACTTGAATTATATGTTTTAACTTTCTTACCTTGTATCTTAGCTTGTACTTTTGGTATCCCTGTAAATGCGTCTTGATTCCATTTAAATCTTAATGCAAGATAGCATAAGCCAGATAATTTATGATTACTTCCCCAAGATGATAATGTAGATAATAAACTAGATGCTGATTGACCATCAGTTCCATAATGAGGTTCTACTCTTATTAAACTTTCGCTATCTTTATAAAAATTAGAATCTCCACTATCAACTTCAACTGCTGTTCCATCTGAAAAACTAGATGCAAATGTAACAACTTTATCATCTACTCTTATTTCTGTTATATCGTTTATCTCTCCCTCTGCCATAACGATAGCCATATATAAATAAGTATTATCGTCTCCTGAAGTTTCCATGAAAACTCTAACTCCCCCTGTTAATCTTTCTCCATAAATTACAGGAATATTTGCGTCATTAGATTGTTTATTGACTAAAATACCTTTTTCAAAATCATCAAATTCATTAGTACCAAAATCTTCTATTTCAGGAACTTTTGGTCTTAATATCCATGACATAAAAAGACTTACACCTAAAGAAACTAAAGGATTTTGTAAAAATCCAAACACTTTTGATTTTGTTACAGCTTTTACTATGCCACTAAAAAAACCCATTATGCTCTACCCCATTTAATATCTTGTACTGTTTGTGATGCAAAATCCATACCTACATCTGTACTAAAAAATCTTTTTTGTGATGTGTTATTTGTTTTACGACCATTCTTTTTTTCAAAGTCAGCCCAATGTGAAACTATTGATAATCCAACTGTACTATTTTTGTTATTTTCTTCTATATCAAAACTTTCTATATTTCCTTTGTATAATAAAAAAGGATCAGCAATTAATGTGTTATCACTTGCTAACAATCCTCTATAAATAGTAACTTCATCATTAATTACATTCTCGTTTAAAACTACTGATATAAATGTTTGGTCTGCACCAGATAGATTAATGCTTACACTTGATTTAGTAATATCTGTTTCTTCTGTATGATTAGATATACCTAATACAAAATCACTAGAAGAATAAGTAACTGATGAGCCTGAAACTGATGATGTTAGATTAAATGAACAATCTGTTATATTAACAGGAGTAGCAAACCCAATAGTAATAAGATGAACAGGATTAATATCATTAGTCGCTAGTTCGTTCTTTATCGCTGTTGTTAGGCTTCTCGTCATATAATTCGTAGTTAGTTTGAGTTACACTTTCTGTACCTTTTAACATAGTATATTCAAATTTGCTATTAGGTTTCTTGTATTCTTTAAGATCGTTAATAGTAGCATCTATTTCATTTTCATTGACAATAGCTTCAGCAATAAAATCGGCAGTTATCTTGTGGGTTATTTTATATTTTTTCATTAATTAGAGTGCTTCTTCTACATCAAATTCAAATTGATATAAAGCATTACCATCTTTATCTGCACCAGCTACACCAAATTCTTGAACATCATTTGTTAAGTGAACTGTAAATGGAACATTATCAAAAGTTATATTTGATGAAGAAACTGCTGTAGTTAAAGGTGGTTCAATAGTAAGTGTTCCTGTAGAAATATCTGATTGGTCTGCAACAACCATATAAACTTTATCGTGATTAGCAAATTTAATCATATCTCCAGCTTTTAATGTTCCTGTTCCTGTACCACCTAATGTAATTGATGTATCTCCAGCACTTGCTGTACCATGAGGAATACCTGATGCAGTACCTCTAGCATCTTCTACTTCTGGTGGGATTATAGTAAAATTTTCTTTGCCTGATCTTTGCTTAATTATAAATGCCATAAGATCGCCATAAACATCACTTCTTTTTGCTGTAATTACTCTAGCAGTAAATCCCCATCTTTGACCATCTATTTGTCTAGCAAGTTTCTTACCAGATACAGTTTTTGAAATAATAGTATTCTGAATAGACTTTATTCCTAAAGATTCAAACTTAGCAGTAGATATTGGAAAAGCACCTGACATTAGATTAAGTTTTTACTCCCTCTTTCATTAACTGCGTTATTAATTAATTGTGTAATAGTTCCTCTTGATCTTACAAGTAATTCTTCAAAGCCAGAAGCATCTACTGTGTTTATATTAAAATTAACTGTAGTAGCACCACCCCCTGTGCCTCTAGCTGATTGTGTAATTTGTCCTGTTGAATTAGGTACAAACATTTCTGGCCCATTTTCTCCAACTACGATTGGTTGTCCTTTTGATACTGCACCACCTTTAGCCATACCAAAAAAACCTTTCAATGAGCCTAATCCTGATAATGCGTTTGTTGTACTTAACATAGCTTGTTTTCTTTTCTCATTTGTAATCATTTTTTCTATAGCTAATTCTACACCTTTTCTTGCAACAACTTCAATTAATGAACTTATTATATTTGCTAAAACATTTTGTGCCATACTTCTTAATGTATCTGATAATTTTTCTCCAAAAACAAATGCTCTTGCAAGACCATCTGACATTTTTGTAATACCACTATTAATACCCTCTTTAATAGTAGTTGATACATTTTCAAACTTCTTTTCAAGATTTTTTAAAACAGTTTCATTCATTTCTCTAAATGTTTTATTTGTTTTATCAACTGCATTAGCCATTTCAAACATATGGTGGTTAGATACAGATGTAAATTTAGTAACTTGTTTAATATTTTCTGCTACTCTTATTGCACCATTGCCCATTTCAAACATGTGATGATTAGATTCTAACTGAATTTTATTTATGTTCTGTAATGTTTTTCTATGATTTTCTAAAATTGATAATTCTTCTGATAATTGAAAAATTCTTTTATCTAAAGCAGTTGTATCTATGTTCTCGCCCTCCATAGTTGCCATGACTTTTTGAGTTTCTATTTCATTTAATTGTGTTTTAATGGATTTGATTTTTGCATCTACACTATTAATATTTTCTAAATCAAAAATACCCATTCTAATTTTTGCTTCTGCAATTAAATCTTGTACTTTATCAACAAATAAACTTACACCAGCTAATGCTACTAAACCTTTTTTACCAAATAAAAATGCACCTATAATTCCACTTTGTTGAATAAATGGTGGTAGTGCCATAAAACCATCTGAAATACTTTTTATAATTTTTCCAATATTTTGTAATAGGGGAACTAAATCTTTACCTATGTTGACAACTTTTAGCATTCCTTTTGCAAGATTTTCTCCCATTTGCTTACTAAATCTTCTAATAGCTTGATCGTTTGTTTCAGTAAATTTTTTCAAATCTCCTAATTGATCTTTTAATTCATCAAAAAATCCTGATGCGATTTCTGTTTGAATTGTAAAGAAAGCATCTTTTAAATTTGATACAGTTCCTTTTAAAGTGTTTGCTAGTTTGTTAGTTAGTTCTCCAAACTTTCCCCCTGTTCCAAATGCTCTTGCTAATCCTAATATTGATTCATCTACACTTGTTTTTACTCCAGCTGAAAAACCAGCCATAGCAGTTACAGCCCTATCTCTAAATAAATCTGCTGAACCTATACCAGCACTAAATGATCTTTGTATTTGTTGTGAGGCTAGTGCGAAATCTCCACCCAATTGAACTGCTGTGTTTCCTGTAATTTTTAAAAGTTCTTCAAATGATATTCCAAGTGATTCTGCTTTTTCTGAAACAGTTGCTAAAGCTGTTACACCTTGTTGAATATTAGATAATTCAAATGGAGTAGTCTTTGCAAATTTAGTTACAACATCTAAAGCTTGTTTTCCTTTTTTTGCACTTCCAAATAATGCCTCTAATTGAACACCCAATTCTTCAATTTGCATACCAGCATTAATAATACCTCTAAGAACAAGACCAGCACCTAATCCTATAAAAGCATTTCTTAAATTAAATACAGAATTTTTAACTCTTGATAAACCTTTTTGAACATTGTTTAATGCCTGTTTGGATTTATCTCGTGCTACAATATCTATATTGAGTTTTTGTGTCATTATTTAAACTTCCTTGCTTCTGCTAGTGATTGATTTGTTTTATACTGTTCTTGCTCTTTTTTCAAGTAAGCTAACCAAAGATTATAATGGCTAACAGGCATATCAAGAACTTGTTGGATTGTGATGTGTAATCTATCTGCTAATATTAAAAGCGACCTAACATCAGGGTCGCTATCTACTTTTTTTCAGCGTCCTCGTAATTAGTATCTAAAAGTATTTTATTGGCAACATCAGATATAACATTTGAATCTGCTTTTTTTCTTAATGCAAATTTATCTTCTGGGCTAAAGGCTTTTACCATGTCGCCTTTATCATTCTTAACTAATAACTTCATTATAAGTAAATCAACAAGAACAGTTAAGTCTTGAAAATTACTAGACTTCTTAAAGATAATGTTTTTTTCTTCAAGGGTTAATGGCTCAGAATAGAATATACTAGCTTTACCATGCTCGTCTTTCCACTCCTCAACTTCAATAGTGATAGTTTTAAGAGTTTCAAAATGAGATTTAACTCTATCAATAACTGACATAAATTAGGATTATACAGTACCTACAGTTAATGCACCAG